GTTACTGTTCTTGTAGCATTAAATTTTCTAATTCTAGTATATTTGTTAACATCCTTTAATAGAACAGCAAAAATATTTGATGCTGTTATAGGTCCATCTATTAAATCAGGATTAGTGGTCACACCACTTCTAGTGCCATGAAAATAACTTGCGACAGATGCGTCTGGTACATTATCATCACCAAACACGATAGCACTATTAATTTTATCAGTCACAAACTGTCTGTATTTTGTAATTACAGGATTTTCTGTAATAGGGTCTGATATCGCCATTCTTTATCTCCTAGACATTCTTTGCCAATTCCATCATTAAACTTTTAGGTGCGCCACACACATCACCTTCCCATCCTAATTGGTGACAATCGCCACCACAATATTTTGCAACAGGACAAGAAAGACAATTGGGGTTTCTCATTTTTTCTTCAATGATAGTTCTTATTCTTCTAGGACTATTTATAAGAGTTTTAATAGGATCATCTAAAGTTCCGAACTGAAATTCTGGTGCTGAATTTGGACAACCACTTATTGTACCATCACCATTTACCGTGAATAGTTTTGTTTCACAATCTCTACAAAAAGTACCACAAGTTGTCTGAGTTTTTTCAAATTTAGCATATATATTTTCAAAAAAATCATTTTCAAACCAATCCCGCGCACCATATTTTTCACTTTGTTGATGCATTTTCAAAAAATAAGCATCTAACTCTTTATTTGATGGGAATATTTCTGATGCTTCACGCGCTGAACCATTATTGGTCAATCTCTCTAAAGATACCTCTTGAACCCCCAATCTTCTACACCATCTCAATAATACAATAGGGTCTTTTTCTAAAGTATCTTTAGTAAGACTGATAAACAAACGTATAGTTACACCATCTGCTAAAAGAGACTTGACATTTTTATGCCATAAGTTATATTGTCTTTGATTATCAAATCTTATCTTACGGTCCCATGAAGTTCCTAACCTATTCCTAAGTGGGCCTTTTATAAATTCTCTATGCTGATCTTTTAATTTATACACTAAATTGGTTGTGGCTCCCCAACTCATATTATCCCAAAGACCATCACAAGCATCATACACCTTTCTCATTTGCCCTACAGGTACAAGAAATGGTTCGCCGCCATGAAACTCTAAATGAATACCATCACCCTTCGCAGGTTTTTCTTCACGAAATCTATGTATCCAATCAACAATCTTATCAGTATTCCAATAAATTTTAGCACCATTGCTACCAGAAGTAAAACAGTGCTTACAGTTTAATTGACAAGTTTCTGTGGTTTTAAGGTATATTGACCAAAACACTATTCATTTTATCCTCTATAAATTTTTCTAAGCCAAAACTCAAAGTAATTGCTTCATGTTCATTAAATGCTTGATGCGGAGTATTTGCAGGAATATGTAATCTTGTTCCCGCCGTCAAAGTAAATACTGGTTCACCACCCATAGTATGACCTTCCATTGCTATAGTTTTCATACCTTCACAACAGTATATAACAACATTATCTGGATCAGTATGTTTTTTGAATGAATGGGTATTTTTTTCAGCATAAAATAAATGACATGTTATTGGACCACTATGCTCATACATATCTTCTAGTTCTAAACAATAAGAAAAAATTTCTGCGTTGTATGCTTCCATTCTTTCAATTTTTATTGAATTTGTATCTTTATTTGCAAGTGTATCTGCAAAATTTTTCATGAGATGTTCTCTACCATTTTCGTCTATGGCATAGACCATATTTTGCTCATAGGCAATATCACTTGAGATTATACTCAAGAATTGACTTTTAGTGATCATAACAAAATCCTTTAATGACTGAGGTTATTATAAACCTTATAATTTAGAATGTCAATAGACAATTTAAAGTTTAAGAACGCACTCAATCATTTTTTCATCTTCAATATCACTGGTCTCAAGTGATATTCCAATCATATGTGCGCCATTAAATTCTGTACTACCACACCCATTTTTCCAAGTATAAACAGCCTCACCTTTTCTAATTTGACCACATACTCTAACAGGAACCCTACCTTTAAGAGCAAGTGCTTGTCCTTCTGCTTCAGCGTTCATTAAAAACGCTGGTTCTGCTGAGATAACCCCAACTGGAATACCAGAAGTGCCGCATTTTGTGGTTTCACCATTAGTATCAAAATTAACCATCATAACAGTTCCTATTGGGTAATCTTCATCTGTGGTGTATTTCTCCGCAAGGTCAGCGAAATTAGCAGATGTAGCATTACCGTGAAATGTTGTCGCGTACATATTTGCATATTTAAATGATGAACTACCCACACTGTAAGAGTTATCTGTGTCTGGAATAATATGCGCTCCGTGATTTATTTGACCATTAAATGTTGATGTAACAGGAAGAGCGGAAGTTCCAACAGTAACTGTATTGTAAAAAGTGCTAGTTCCATTATATACTCTTGTACCAGTATATGATGTGGAAAGATTATTTCTTACAAGTGATGGGTCCATTGCCGCTAATGGTATTGTAGTACCATCACTCACTACTTTACTAGAAGGAATATCAGGTATTCTTCCGATTAAAAAAGTTCCCCTATTAATTTTACTAGCGTGTAAAGATGGGATACGATCACTATCAAATTGCCCAGCAGTGGTTTGATTTGCAGATAGATATGGTAATCTCGCAGTTGCTAATGTTCCAGTTGTTATAACCCCAGCATCTATTGCTGGTATTAATGATGGATTAATAGTTCCAGTTGTTAGTTTTCCAGCATCTAAATTAGGAATATCGTTTGGTGTGAGTGGATTGCAAGTAAACGTGAAAACCCCTCCACCAATTCCTGCTGAATCCACATAAGATAAACTTGAATATGTACCCGAACCACCAGTTGATAACGCTAATGCAGTCCTTGCTAATCCTTGAACTTCACCATTAACCACAAATTTACTTTGAATTGAATTTATTGCACCTACAATACTTCCACTGTCAGTGGTATTTAAATCATCCAAATCACCAACATAAGATGCGGTAAGATTTGTTTTCATTCTCCAAGCATTTACTGAATTACTGAGATCAACATTTTCTAATCTAGCCATTAGTCACCTAACTTTCTGGAAATTTCTACAAGCAGATTTTTCATATCTGCCACTTCTGATTTTAATACTTGAAATTCTTCTTTTTCTTCTCGCATCTTTTTCTTTCTTACCTTCGCTTTTTCAATTTCTACACAATCACTATTAATTATAGCACCAGATTCTAAATCTTTAACATAATTCTTTTCGCCTTGAATTTTAGAAAATAACATATCAATCACCTAAACTTATTGCTCTTAAATCGCGGATGGCTGGAACTCTAGAAGAATTTGTTGATTTCATTACTATTTTTAATTTAAATTTAGTAAAATCTGGCATTGTGCCAGTATCCCCACCAATAGTGTAAATATATTCCCTGAAGGTAATATTATCATCATCGCTTGGCATAGCAGTATCTACTGTTGCTAAACTCCAAGGAACACTGTCAAACTCAACGTCACCCATTTGTGCTTTATAATACAACTCAACTTCACAAACAGATGGTTTATTAATACCAGCAAAAACTTTCAATCCATTCGCTGGGGATAATAATCTTACAGATTTCGTGATATGTTTTGCAGATGCTGATCCGTTTAGGGCATCAGTTTCTGGTATATATGTTTCATATCCAGATGTTGCAACATCAAGAACAACCTTACTACCGCCACTAGTCGCTTGTGAAACTGGACTATCAATAATATTTTCAACCAGATTAACAGATGCTCTTTGCATATCAATTACTGGCGAAACAAAGTTTGAAGTGGTTGTCATGGTTCCATAAACGAGAAGTGAAGAGTGGCCCATACTACCTTCTCTTGTAGAATGTGCTATTGATCTTGGGAAAGCATAATAGTTATTATATTTTGGTATAAATGCTGTTGCTGTTGAGTATTGAACATATGGAGATTCACTACCAGCATAAGATTTTCCACTAATACCTTTTTTTGTAAAATTAATAGATGATCTTATAGGTGATAAAGTTTCAATATTAGGCCAAGCCAAATTGTAAGAATATTGCGGTGTTATAGTTACAGCAATTCCACCAGTTACAATTGGAGATAATGGTGTTCCGCTTGCCGCAGTTCCAGCAGGTGTAGTTATTGCAGAGGCAGCAGAGACAAACGCAAAACTACTAGCATCAACTTCTGTTACAGTATGCGCCGTACCACCATTGTTAACAGCAACACCATATGTTGCATCCACTACCCCTGATATTGCAACACTATCCCCAACAATTAATCCGTGATGTGGAGCATTTACTTTAACAGTTGTTTTACCAACAACAGTTGTGGGTGCGCCTTTTGCGAATAAGGTAATAGGATTGTTACTTAGAACTCTTACAGGTACAGTCGCATTTTTGAGAGTAGCGATGCCACCAGTTGTGTCAAAAGATGCTCTTTCCAATTTGAATTTCATATCTTCCCATTGTGCTGCTTCCCAAGTTACGCTATTTTGTGATTTAAATAATGATCCTAAAAATGGTTGTCTGTTTATTTTTTCTTCTGTAGTGCCTAAAACAAATTCACCAACCTTTGAAGTGTAAAGTAAATAATCAGTATTATCTGTTAAACAAACTATAGCATAGTCAGTATTACCTTTTAAATAAATTGGTTCATCAAATTCAAATGTTGTTCCAACAGTAGCATCTGCGCTTATGGAAACTTGAGAAGATGTTAGTAGTTTTTGAGAACCAGGAAGAATTACATCAGAAGATGGAAAACCGTTTACCATTGGCCTCATTTGAATCCAGACAGGCATATTAGAACTTTTTTGTTTAAAATACAATGTGGCTCTAGTAATGAATACTCCAGTTTCTTCATGGACTGTAAATGATTGTGCAAGAGGATCAATTCTTACGGTATTTGATCCAGTGACTTCTCTATCAACCCTTTCAGTAGTTGTTCCGACAACTTCTAATACTCTAGTTGATTCAACATCCTCTTGTCTAGTGTCTAATACTCCTGTAGAAATAAAGATTCCAGAGGCAGTGGTTATTGCTTTACTATCATCTACACTTGTTATATCAGTTAGTTTAAATTCTATACTACCAGTTTTAAATCTAATAGCATCCGTACTTGGGATAAAAAATGAACCTTCAACTTGACCATTACCATCACTATATAATTTAGATGAACCACTAGGATGAGATGTTGCGTTTACTTGACTGTTACCATATTCAGTTTGTTTATGAGAATTATATGCGTTAAATGATTCTTGTTTGACCCAATCAGCAACAGAAATTTGATCAAAAAATGCAAACATTTCGGTATTTGGTTGAAGCCCAGCCGCCCTAAAGAAAATCATTTTAGAACGCATGAATGGAATAAATGCCCATTGAACAAGTCTATCACCAACAACTTCATTAACAGTACTGCTTCCGACAATTCTATTTACAACTGTAGTGTTTGTTCTTTCAACTCCTGTAGTAGTAGTTCTCCAATGTCTACGACTAGTACCAAGCCACCCACTACGAGTAGTATGGTGGGTTATATCGGTAAATGCTTCTTCATTTGTGACACCTGTTTGAGTTGTTTCCGAACCAACGTCAAGGCCATTTAAATCAGAACCACCCCAGTTCCATTCCCATTCATTCCAAAGAACTGCTGCATCAGTATTAAGTCTTGTGCCACCATCAATCATATTGTCAGCGAGATATTCAATCTCTTTCCAATCATCGCTAGATGGAGACATTTTAATATGCCCTCTAAATCCTATAACCATAAATGGATTAACATTTTCAGTCCCAGATGCCAAACTCTGTTCTAAATAATCAGAGTGTGTATAATCTAAATAGATATTATCTCCAACAAGTGTAGTTCTAGTAGAGAGTGTATCATCGTAAACTAAACCAATATTATTAGCACTAAATTTAGGTCGTGCAAATTGTTCTTGAGGATCAATTGATGCTTTATATTCTTGATTTTTTACATCTATATGACTTTGATCAGAAAAATTATCCGCGACGAAACCAGTTTTGGTTCTAGGATTTCCATTTTCATCCAACACTTGAATGTTTTTAGTATCAACTTCAAGCAAAGAAAGTGTTACTTGTTCTTCTAAGTCATCCACTCTCTTATCAATTTTACCAATATCACGCATAGTATATCGTTTATTTTCAATCATGCTGAAAGATAAATCTTTACTATTCAATGTATATGGATTGACCCTCACACGATAAATTTCCATAGAGTTTGATGGAACATCTGGAAATTTTGGACTAAACGATGGTGTTCCTTCAATATACTTAAATTCTCCAGATTGTTGAACTATTAATTTATCATATCTTGGTAAATAATACTCAATATCTCCTGTCATAAGAGATGTTGGTTTTGGAATTGCTGGAACTCTTGCAGATGAATGAGTGAAATTATTACCACTTTGGCCTTTGGATGGTCTTAGATCAATAACGTCTTTTAAATCAACTTCTGAGCCATTTTCCATAGTATATGTTTGAATATTATCATAAGTAAACCCAGCACCAACATAGGAATTAGGTGCAAAGTAATCTCCTTGACCATGTTCAAAATATGTAAATGAAACCCAAATGGTAGTGTTATCTAAAGAGTGACCATTTTTTAATCTTAATTTTCCAGTTTCATAAAAGGCGTCCCTTTGTCCATTATCCAATACAAATTTATCAGTAATAATATCACCAGTTGCATTCCCATATCTAATTTCTGGAACAGATATAATATCAACTTCATTTAAATCAACCGAAACATTAGTGGCACCAGCAGTCCAAGCAACCGTATAATTTCTTGTTCCAGTTTGTTTTGTTTTTGATGCGAGAGTGGCTGATGCTTTATACACATAAGCAATAATCGTAAATGTTTCATCTATACTCGTATCTGTAGCGACTAAACTATTAATAGTTGCTGATGAAGAGTTAAGGCTTCCACTAGTCACGCTGTGCGATTGAATAGTACCAGAATTATTTGATACAATCCAATCGGATATATCAGAAAAGACTTCACCAGATGCACAAGTGAAAGTTAATGTTGTAGAACCTGCTGCCAGAGTTGCTGAAAATTTCTTCTGTTGATAAATTGATAGATTTGTTACCGCTTTTGCTCTGATATTTGATGTTGCGAAAAGAAGTCCTTTATTGTTTGCGCCATGAATAATAGACCTAGAGTTTTCTTGATATATGTTAGCATAATCACTAGTGGTTAAACCAACACTCTTTGCATCAGTAGAAAAGAATTTTGTAGAGTTCATTTGAAGATCAAAGATATAAAGTTTATATGCAACCACCGCTACACCAGAAGAATCTACTATTTCGTCATATTTTTCAATTGCTCTAACTCTACAACTACCAACAGTATTACCACCCCAATCAACACTATCCTTAATGTGAACAACACCAAGTTCCGATATATTTGGAATACCTTTTAGACCAGAAACCGAAATAATAACATAATGTCCGTATGCCGCACCAACACTATCGTTTGTAACAGTTTCAGTTGTAGTTGCTTTACTTACAGATAAAAATGTGGGAATATTTTTCTGTATTTTGTAACCATTAACATATGCTTTACCGGGAGAAACCCTTAGTTTAATCTTCGCCATTATGCGCTATCCTCGAATCTTATGAAAAACGGTGTAACTGTGTAATCTCCAGACTCATCATTTGTTCTAACCGCCATTAAATCATTAATCAAATTATATTGATCTAATCCAGTAACTCTTTCTTTTATTTGTGAATTTACAACATTGGCGATATACACGAATGTTTGTCCTGATGTTATAAGGTCTTGAGTCGTAAGTACTAATTTAATTCTAAATCTATCTGCACCGGGCGCGGTTTGGTTTGGAACGCTCCCTTGATTATCATATAAAGTATTATCATCGTCTACTGTGACGATATCTTGATCTACTCTAAAACCAACTACCTTTGAGATGTCATTGGTATATTTTGAAATTATTATTTCTTGCTGAGAGGCGTGAACAAAAAAACCTTGCGTAAAAAAGTCTTGATTTGCACTTGAAAATTTAGTTCCAAAACCAAACGCTGGATTAACTGTCGTATTAGTTGTTTGAACTATCAAACGAGTTGATCCATTATTTTCAACTAATTCTTCTGATGGTGTGACGTTAATCGTTTCGGTTGAAGATGTTCCACTAAGAGTATTTGTGTATTGAACATATATTGTCGCAGGGTCTGGAGATGATGCTAAAACAACTTCTAATATTTTTACAGTTACTCCAGAAGTTTGCCCAACAAAAGATTTACCAACTAAAGAACTTGGGTTGGCTGGTAGTGCATTTAAAGATGTATTCAATTTAATAAATCTATATCTATTATTAATTGCAACCCCACCAGCAGAAACCGCCGCACCTTCTTTAAATATATTTTTTCCGAAGCGGTTTATACCCTCTTGGATAATAGTTTGAAGTTGAGTGAGTTCTCTTGCTTGTAATGCCGTTTTATTATTAAAGAGGATACGCTGAAAACTTTTATCTTCATCGTAGTCATCTTTGTAGACATTTGTAAAAGTGTTTGTGGTGTATGTCTTAACCATTATAGTTTCTTTCTATCAAGTACATTTGTCTAGTTTAATAACTATTTTAATATCTTCAGTTTGATTAACAACTCTAGATACTGCTGCTCTATTATCTATGTATAAAACATCACCAGACCTTGGGTGTACCTCTGGTTTAATTTTAGAAGAGTTAGAAGATATGACCCCGCTTCCAGACCCGCCATCCTCATTAACAGTTTCACCATCAACAAACGAAACATAACCTGTTGAGTCAAATTGATGATAAAATAGATTGCTATCAACTACATTGTCAAGAAATGCCCTCGCGCCACTTGTAGCACCTACAAGATATCTGTCTTTTGTAAATCCTACGCTTGGTGTTACCTTCATTTGATATAGAGCGTTTCCAGAATTGTCATTAAAATATTTACCAGTTGATCCGTGAGAATCTTTTACATTTCTCATGATTCCAATTTGTCTGAAATCTTGACCACTTATGAAGTCTGTTTGGTTTCCAGTAATTTTTGAATTTACCATTATAGATTTAGCACGTAAATCAACAGCAGCATTAGCACCTATACCGTTTGCATTTGAAAATACAGGTCTGATTGATGCTGTTGTACCAGTACCATGCACAGTTGTTAATATCGCACCATCTAAATCTTCTTTAGTATGAAAAGTGCTAGAATCTGCGGCGAACATAATGTTTTTTATTACACCCCCACTAGTTGTCACTAAAATATTAGCATCAATCAGACCATTAACTTGTATTCTACAAGAATCTGTATAATTTAACCCACCACTATCTACAATAAACGAGGTGATTTCACTACGTCTAGAAGTTTGTTGAACTGCATATTGTTTGTTTTCTGCGCCAGTTGAGTTTGAATCAACATTCTCTATGTGTCTAACAGGCATCCAATCTTGCGTCATATAATAGTTTGCTTCTAAAGGGGAAACGCTATATACAAATTTCCATCTATAACCATCAGTAGTTCCAAATACATGATTATTTTGTCCAGTTGGTTTTACAGTTGATGGAACGGTTGCACCATTCACATCTCTACCAGTTACCAAACAAATATAAACATCTTGAGCGTCAGTCATAATATAATATGGTATGCCATCAGAATCATATTGGCTCATAGTTCTCTCATCATCGTATTGAGCATAAGTCACACCAGTTGTCCAATTTTGTCTTTTAACAACAAATGATGCAGAATTAATTTTTATTATACTCTGCAATCCTTTTCGGAAATCATTTTCCTCATCAACATCATTTCTTGGTGTTGATGCAGAATCAGAACCATTTCCCCAAGATTGAGATTTTGATAATCCTAGATAGAAAGATGGACTAACACCAGTAGTAATATTTTTCAACACTGGTTGAATTAGTTCTTGCTTGAGTGTTTCCGTTACAATTGATGCCATATTATTTCCTACTTTAAATTAAAGCGTCCTTAGTTTCTTGTATTGTTTTTCCCTTAATATCACTTATAAGAGTTGGACCTATGCTATACTTTGTATTTATATGATTAGAATCACCTTTACAGTCACAAAACTCTTTAACTGTTCTATATCTTGGTGCTGGAAAATTAAGGGAATTTCCTACACTATCATAAGGTGCATTAGCCGCTGCTGATTGAAAACAAAAGTTTTGAACAGTAAGTGCGCCAATATCAATACTATCTAAACTATGATCTCTAAAATGATTACCAGACGCATAGTAATTAGAATCTATAGAAGATTGTATTTGTGTTAAAGGTTTACTATTCACTCTTTCATGAGTAATAAGACTTGGACTAAATCCAGTTGGCCCATACATATTACCAATAGAAGCATCATATGACAATCCCCACTCCAACATTCCAGACGAGTCATCTATGTAAAGAATTTTATCTGGATCAAATGCACCACTATTTACCTCTATTATAACACAGTTTCCAGAAGGCACAATCGCTGTGCAACCTAAAGCAACGTGTTCCATAGAAAATTTATGACTTGAATCCTCAATTGCTAGATCAGGATCAACTGTGGGTGTGGGGGTTTCTGACTTTATAGTTACTGAATTATCAGTATTAATTTCCATTTCTGCCGCAAGATGAAATCCTGCTGGATGCACGAATTTTCTATAAAAATCTTCATATTCTCCAAGTGATGTTTTTGATCTGATGAGTACCGAAAGAACTTGATAAACTCCACCATCTTGAATTACTTTTGTTGAATGTGGGCCAATTTCAGAAGCACTATCCCCAACCATGAATAAGTCTTTTTTGGGGTATATAATCTCACTAGTAGTATCGTTATAAAATGATCTGAAAAAGCCTTTCGCTGAGTATAGCGAACCTTTAACTCTAAAAAATTTCGCAAAGTTTCTTAGAACTTCTCTTGGCTCATTAAAAAATTCTTGCCCCATGCCCAAAGCAAATTCTTCAAACATATTATCAATATATGAAAGTTTAGTAGTTCCTATATCTCTGATATCATATAAGTCTTTAATAACATCATTAAATTGACCATCAGAATCCATATAATCGTAATAGGTCTCTATAAATGCTATAAGATTTGGATAAGAACTAGCAAAATATTCTGGTAAAACTTCTTTTACCAAACTAGATTTTATAA